CCTCTGTCTGCTGTAGCAGGTAAGCTGTCTAATAGTGAGGTAGTGTTTGCTGGCGTACCATTTACATTTAAGTACGAGTTCTCAGAACCAGTAGTTAAATCAGAAAACAAACCCATTACAACAGGACACCTACAACTAAGAAACTATGCAGTCGTATATGACAAGTCAGGTTTCTTTGAGGTAGATGTGACACCACTTAGAAGGACACCCTACACACGACAGTTTACAGGACGTATCGTAGGTGGTGCTACTAACATATTAAATCAGGCCGCTATTGACTCTGGCACGTACCGCTTTGGTGTGCTAGGTAAGTCTACTAGTACAACCGTAACTCTAAAGAGTAGTAGTCATCTACCCTGCACATTCCAATCAGCAGAGTGGGAAGGCTTCTACGTACTACGTTCAAGGAGAATGTAATGAAAGGTCATGTGAGGCAGAGTACTCAGGCAGATGTAGATTATCTGATAGATAACTTAAGACCAGAGGATGCACAGGAAGTGTTAGCTTCGCATGGCAGTACTAGAGAAGCGTTACAGTTAGGCTTAGATGAGTCCACAGAGTGTTGGACTATTGTTGTAACAGAGACAGAAGAGATAGCAGGTATCTATGGTGTATGTGAGCAGGACGAACTGACAGCAGTTCCTTGGTTACTCACCACACCTGCTATCCGTAAGGTATGGCTACCCTTCCTGCGTGGTTCACGTAAATGGGTAGATGAGATGAGTAGTAGATACCCACTTCTAACTAATGCTGTGGATGCAGAATACACATTAGCTATTAATTGGCTAAAGTTTGTAGGCTTCACATTTATAAAGAAACATGATACGTGGGGTGTAGGAGACAAACCCTTCTTAGAATTTGTGAGGATACGATAATGGACCCATATACTATGCTAACGATAGGTAAATCTGTCGTTGGATTTATGGAAGCTAAGAGAGCAGCTGATGAACAGAACGCTCTACATCAACGTAACTGGCAAGCTTCAGCACAAGCTAGAGATATACAGATACAAGGCTTAAATAGAAGAGCCATTCAGGAAGCAGAAGCCGCCGCAGGACAGCAGTTTGAACTACAGATTGCAGCCCTACAGGAAGCAGAGTCTAGAAAAGTAAATGAGTCAGGTTTTGTAGGTCAGACAGAAGCACTAAAGATAGCAGATGTAGAGGCTAGAAAGTTACGTGCTTCAGATGTAATAGATTATAACGTCAATGCTACATTAGAGCAGATAGAAGACCAGAAGCTAGGCGTAAATGCACAAATGCTTAATCGGATTAACAGCGTACCACAGGGACAACAGCCTAGCCTAATAGGACACACTATTGGGGCAGTTGCTTCGGCCTACGCTGCTGAAAAAGATGTAACTGGTAAAAGTTTATTTGGTGGATTAAGTAAAGCTAAAGCTGCTCCTAACTTTGTAGCACCTGCTCTAGGTAGCACACCTTCATTGGTAACTTAAGAGGATACTATGGCACAAAGACCACAAGTAAGAAAGTTTCAAGGCCCAACACAGGCCAACCTCAGACCAGTAGCGGCACCTGTTGACACCTACGTTAAGCCTGTATCACAACCACAAGGACCAAGCGCACTCTCTCAGTTTGTTTCTGCTATAACTCCTGCTATTGAATCGCAAGCACAGGAACGTAAAGTAGCAAGACTTAAACGTGAGAAAGAAATCGCTGATGGCGTACAGAAGAATAAAGAGTTTCAGTTAAGATTAAAAGCAAAGAAACTCATAGGCGAACTAGGCATGGACTATGCCAAGAATGAGACAGCTTATAAAGAATTAGACCAAGACGTAGTACGTAATCACTGGCGCACTCAGAAACAAGACTACCTTACTGAGTTAGAAAAAGTAGGTACTGACCCTTTACTAATGCAGACCTTTGATAATGATTTAGAGTTAGCATTAGAAAGCTTTATGGGTGAGACATTCATACCTGCTAAGTATGAGCATACTCAGGGTGTATTACTCTCTGACTTTGCAGATAGTATGCGTGACACTAACCTCAGATTAGAACAAGGTCTTATTTCTAAGCAGGATGCTATCGAAAGCATCAGAGAAGATGTAGCTGGTTTTCACTCAGCTAATCCTGATTACTTTAACTTTAAAGATAACAAGGTTAATGATGCGTTAGTTAAGTTATCAGAAGATGATGACAATGTATTTTCTGCTGTTACATTATACTTACAGAGTTCAGAATCTAAAAATCAGTTAGGTAAGAGTAGGTATTCAGCACAATCTGGAAACATAGAAGCCAAGCAAACTACAGTAATGAAGAAGCGGTTAAAGGCACAGGCTAAACAAACTGCCTTATCATCAGCTATAACTAATGCTTTTGAAAATCGTAACCCTAGCGCACTTAAAGACCTTACATATACTGACCCCTCTACAGGAGACATTATACAGTTATCTAATGATGAGGTAGAGCAAGCCTTTATTATAGGTATACAGGGTAAAGGAGTAGGTGAGCAGTTTGCTTTGATGTCACAGTTAGACTTTGTACCTAAGAATGTGCAGAATGTAGTAACAGACATATCACCTATGCTAACAGGTTCTAAAACACCTACTAGTGTAGAAGACTTACAGCAACTTAAGATAGGTCTGGATACTTATGAAGCTTTAAGAAACGCAGGTGTTGACTTATCTTTTATAGATGACGACACAAAAGCACGTTTACAGGCGTTTAGTGTACTATCTAAAGACATGGCACGTGCTGGTACTAGAACTATAGTATCAGATACTTACGATGAATTTGGAGACTTTAGGGAAACAGAAGTACAGGACTTAAATAGTCTTGCTATGCAAATACAGGGTATTGATACTACTCGTACAATGGATGCTAAATTTAAGGAGTCAGTAGGAGATAGTATTACTACTAGCTACTTTACTAAGGATTTAAGCGATGTCTTTAACAAGGGTGAGATACTACAGAAAGCTCTTAGTGTCGCTAACATCCTTAACCAAGTAGGTGGCTACGAAAGTCCTGAGGCTGTTGCTGAAGCTGCTTGGAACATTGTAACTACTGACAACCCTATTGTTAAATCAGGGGATGGTACTTCCTACGCTTTTGCAGAACTAAATACCAATATAGACAAAAGTATGGATGTAGTATCTACTATTAATGAGTACAACACACTGCTACAAAACTCTACGGAATTACAGCAATGGATGTACACTAATAAAGGTGGGTTGTTACCAGATGAGTTTGCTGTGGGTCTTTATCCAGACCCTAATAATCCTAAGGCAGTAATACTAAAGGCATGGGACAAGAGACAGAGCCCACCTACTCCTATGGTGTTAGGTGGTAAACTTAGTAAACAAGCCTTACTATCTGACAGGAGCCAACTAAATGGTTTAATAGGTCAAGTAGTAACACAGGAAGACTTCTCTCCTACGACAACACTAACACCAGACCTTGGTAGTATGAACTCAGGTGCTAGAGATGTTGAGTACCAACTAGGAAAAGTCTCACCTGCTGAGTACTTAGGTGGTACAGCAGGTCCAGACGTACCTTTCTCTGAATCAGGTATTATGCAGGATGCACAGAAAGCATTAACAGACTTAGGCTTTAGTATGGATAATCCTATACTACAGTATATGCTAAAGAACACACCAGCCGATGCTATAATGGAAGTAGGTGGCCTATTAAAGGCTGACTTTCTTACTGCAATTCAAGACCTAGCAGGTACTGGTGAAGTAGCTAAACCTACAACTAATAGTACGATTGACAGTGTTGTAGATACTGTATCATCTATAGCCTCTACCCTAAACCCTGTTACATCTGCGGCTGCGGCTACCATCATAGAAGATGAAGGTTTCTCAGCTACTCAGTATGATGACATGGGTAAGAACTCAGTAGGTCATGGCTTACAAGTTGAGTCACTAGAGGCTGATGAACGTGCTTTGATTGCAGATATCAACAACGTACAACCAGAAGAGTCTGAGGCTGTTGTAGCACTAAAGGTACAGAAGACATCTGACTACTTTAGTGATGTAGTAGAGGGCTTCCAGAACTTGCCAGAAGCGGCACAGTCTGGTATGATTCAGATGGGCTACCAGTTAGGTAGATTTAACGTCACTAAGAAGTGGCCTAAGTTTATGGAGTCAATTAAAGAAGCGGCTAAGTACGCTGAAGGTTCTATTGAACAGGCTTCAGCATTAGCAGAAGCTAAGTTTAATATGCTATATAATGAAGCTAAAGATGGTACTATTACAGCTACGAAATGGGCTACGCAAACCAAAGACAGAGCTATGAAGGTAGCTTCTGAAGTTGGTGATAGTATGATGGAATCAGTGATGCCTTCTGCTCAAGCTTCTACGCTAACAGGGACTACAGTAGATATACCTGTTCCTAAATCTAGACCTAAAAGACCTAAACCAGTAGAGATTAAACATGGTGATAGTGTTAAGAATATAGTTCCTGCTCACATGCGTATGTTTGTACAGGACATCTTTGGTTTAGACTTAGACACTGCACGTACTAATGATTTCTTTAGT